CATTAAAGAATTCAAGCAAATTGAAGGCGTTGCAGGTAAGGCCGCCTTTGTTTTTAAGCAGGGGTTGGTGCCGGGTGCTGTGGCGGCTGCCGGTGCGGTCAGCACGTTAGGGGTCACGCTTTTTAAGGCTGCTCAGGCGGCTGCAGAGGCTCAGCGTGAGGACAAGCTGCTTGCCGATCAGTTGAGGCGCACCACCGGTGCTACAAGTGACGCTATTGCCGCCACCCTTGATTTCGTTGACGCGCTTGAATTGGAAACCACCATTAGTGGCGGCGAGCTGTCAACGGCCCTTGCCACCCTGACGCGGGCCACCGGCAACGTTACGCAAGCTCAAGAGCTGCTGACCCTTGCCACAGATATCAGCGTTGCAAGCCAGCAAGACCTTCAGTCAGTCAGCATGGCATTGGTAAAAGCGTCAGAGGGTGAATTTGCGGCTCTCAAAAAATTAGGCATACCGATTGACGAAAACACAATTAAAACCAAAGATTATGCAAAAGTACAAGAGCTGCTTAACAAACAGTTTGGCGGTGCAGCTAGCGAAGCAGCAAATACGTTTGAAGGTCAACTAGCCAAACTAAAAATAAGTATGACCCGGCTGCAAGAGGAGCTGGGCAAAGTAGTGCTGCCATACCTTGAAAAGCTGGTTGGGTTTATCAATCGCTATATCGTGCCCGCGTTACAAGTATTCATTGACCGGCTTACTAAGGGTGACTCAGTTAAAAGCGCGTTTGAAGTAGCCATTGCATCAATGGGCAACTTTGCGCCAACCGTAATTGAAGCAATGCGATCAGCAACTAATTCAATGCTGGAATTCGTGCGCAAAGCCTTTTTGGTATATGAGAGCATCAAAGCAATACAAGTAGCAGCCCGCTTTTTCAAAGGTGATTTAAAAGGCGCGGCACTTGATTTTGGCACTGTCATAAGCGCAGCTGCCGGTGCAAATATCACCCGGCGCTTGCAAGATGACACCAACAAATATTTTGACGGGCTAATCAGCCGTTTAGGCAGCCTTGAAAAAGTGGCGCGGCAAACCACCGGCGCGGTATTAGAAACCACTGACCGGCTCTCAAGGCTTGAGGCCTCGCGCCTTAAAGACAATGACGGGCTAGGTGACGGGCCTGATGGTGGCGGTGCTGGGGGTGCGGTTGACCGGCTTGCGGAAAAGGCCAAAAAGCTTGCGGAGCGCACCAAAGAAGCTGCTGATGCGTTGCGTAAAGACATGGCTGACGCGCTCAAAGTTGCGCAAGATCGGCTTGCCGAAGCACAGCAAGCATTTGATGATTTCAGCGCAACCGTGAGCGGCGCTATTACTGAGCAAATTGATTTCGGCAAAGCCGCGCAAGACGTAGATATGGAAGATTTTGGGCTTGGCTTCATGGAAGAGCTTGAAGCCCAAGCCAAAAAAGCTGAGCGTTTTGGTGGGCTGGTTGAGCAACTGCTTCAGGCCGGGATTAGTAAAGAGGCGCTTGACAAGGTACTTGCCGCTGGTGCAGACAGCGGTGCCGCAATCGCTGACGCGCTACTTAGCGAAACGGGCGCAGTGTTGCGGGCCAATGATCTTGTCAAACAAACCCAAGACATTGCTGACAAAATTGGGCTTGCGGCAGCTGACAAGTTTTATAAGGCGGGCCTTGAAAACGGCAAGGCTTACCTTAAGGGCGTTGAAGAGGCACTTGGCACCGCTAATGCGCGTATTGCAATGGCTCGCACACCGGCTGACGTTAAGGGTGCAGGCGCATTGTTTGATTTGGCGGTTGAAAACGCTTTTGCTAACACTCAAGGCACCACCGTCACCAATTACACCATTAACAGCCAAAGCCTCAACCCGCGTGAGGCCGGTGACGTGATCGTTGACGCGCTCATTGAATACAACCGGCGTAGCGGCCCGCTGGAAGTGCAAATTGCCTAATGGCTACCCCCGTAGTTGCAAGCGGTGATTACTTAGTTGAGGTAGATACCGGGTTTGATTACGCAAGTTTTAGGCTTAATGACGCAACAAAAGGCGTATTAGGCAACCTTGATTACACACTTGGGCCCAATCTGCAATACGCAGACATTACCCCTTACGTTAAAAACGTGCGTTACAAGCGCGGTAGGCAACGGCCCACCGATCAATTCGGCGCAGGCACAATGCAAGTGCTGATTGATGATGAGCTTGCCGGTGGCGCACTCTCCCCTTACGATCAAGGCAGCCCGTACTATGACCCGGCAAACGATCAGCCCGGCATAGCCCCATTGCGGGCAATACGGCTGTCACGCGAAGGTGAGTATTTGTTTCAAGGCGTGATAACCGATTTCACCTACCAATTTGACATGGGCGGTGACAATACCGTTTTGCTTAATTGCGCTGACGGGTTTTACAAGCTCGCGCAAGCCGCACTTGATGAGCTCAACGTCAGCCCTGAAACCAGCGGTGAGCGTATAGAAACCATTTTGGATTTGCCAGAGGTAGCACTTTTTCCGGGTGCTGAGCGCGACGTTGACCCCGGCACCGTAGATCTAGGCCATGACAACGCTTACACAATCCCGGCAGGCACCAACGCACTTGCCTATATTCAGCAAATCAATCAAACCGCTGAATTTGGGCGCGTATTCATGGCCCGTGACGGTGTGTTTACGTTTCAGCCCCGCATAGGCAACACACTCAGCGGCCCGGTAATCACCTTCAATGACATCGGCACAGCCGCCAAATACAACGATCTTGAAATTGCGTTTGATGCAAGCAACGTAGTTAACCGCGCCACCGTCACTGCGCTAGATGACAAAACGGCAACCAGCGACGATTTAGACAGCCAAGCCACCTATTTTGTGCAGGCAGAGGACATTGGCAACAGCCTGCTGCACGTGCAAGGTCAAATTGACGCTGCAGCCGCCTACCTAATCAATGGGCAGCCTGCACCCCGGTTTACGTCAGTGCAAACTTATTTACCGGCCTTGACTAGCCTGCAGCGCGACACAGTAGCTACCGTTGATATAGGTGACACAATCACCATAAGTAAGCAGGTCACCGGGGTAGGCACGATTGCTGAAGAGCTCAGCGTTGAGGGCATTGAGGCCACAATCAATTTTGACACCGGGCATACGGTCAGGTTTTATACAAGCCCAACCACTGTGGTTTATGAGCTGATACTTAATGACGCGGTTTACGGTGTGCTGGATAGCACCAACGTTTTAGGGTAAACTGAGCTCATGGGTGCTAACGCTCAAACCACCGTACCTACGTTTGTTGCCTCGCAGGTGCTCACAGCAGACCAGCAAAATCAGTCAGCCCGTACCGGTGTCCCGGTATTCAGCTCTACCGGAACCCGTGACGCAGCTTTTGGCGGTACGGGAGAAAAAACGCTTGCGGAAGGTCAGCTTTGTTACGTAGAAGGCACCGGCCTACAAACGTACAATGCGGCTGGCGCGTGGGTCACATGGGGTGCGGCACCGGTTAACGGTTTAGCCGTTGTCAAAGCAGAAACAGCGTTTACTAGTGCAACCAGCATTACCGCAGACAACGTATTTACAAGCACGTACACCAACTATCTAATTGTTGTAAGGTGCACTACTACTGCCAATGCGCAACTTTTTTGGGCGTTGCGCGTGGGTGGAGTGACTGCAGCAACAAATTACAATTACCAACAACTCAACGCGAACAATACGTCCGTTGCGGGCGCCAGATCTACATCACAAACAAAATGCGCCTACGGACAAGCCGGGACAATTATGAGCCTTAACACAGTTTTGCTAAGTGGCCCAAATTTGGCAGAAGCAACCGCAGCAGTTGGTTTTCCAAATAATCAAGGTGCAAGCGGCGGCATTGAAATACAAAGCTACGTAGGTAATCACACCACCGCAACCGCATATGACGGTATTGAATTAACCGGCGGCACCGCCACAGGCACGTACACCATTTATGGATTGGGCAAGTCATGACCTACAAAATTAATGACAACGGCATTGATCGTGACATGACAACTGAAGAAATAAAGGCTTACAAAGCCGCTGCTGCACCTATTGAGGCTCACGAAGCTGCTGCTGCTGCTTCGGCAGAAGCTAAAGCAGTAGCGCTTGCTTCAGCTCGCAGCAAACTTACTGCATTGGGATTGACTGACAGCGAGATTGAAGCATTGTTAGGTGTCTCACGTGGATAAGCAAGCGCAGCTTCAAACCGCTGATCAAACCCTCAAAGGTGCCATTATCGGTTTGGTTACTTACGTTGCGTATAAATACGGTTGGGATATGCAACTAATTGCTTTGTCAATCCCGGTGGTTTCAGGTGTGTTGGCGTGGATTTCCACCCTTATTGGCAACCGTAAAACGGCTTGCCTTTTCGTTGCAAAAGAGCCTGATCAGCCAAAATGAAACCGTACAAGGTGCCCACCTATCCGGTGGTGACCGACAAACTGCCCGGCACTGAGCTTTGGGCGCAGCTCGCTAATAAGCACAGTGGCGGCGCTTTATGGAATAACGGTACGTTTGTTTTTAGAGACATACGCGGCAAGCCGGGCCAAATAAGTAATCACGCAAGGGGTGTGGCAATGGATTTGTCATACCGGTATATGGAAGCCCGCAAGCTGGGTGTGAGTGACGGGCGGGCTAAAGCCGTAGCTTTTTTGCAGCGCGTACTTGATAATTGGGAGCTGCTAGGGGTACAAGCCGCGATTGATTACAACCCTGCACCTTTTGGCAGATCGTGGCGCTGTGACCGCGTAGGCAACGGCCCGGTCAAACCTCACGCAGCTGAAGCGTGGATTAAACCCAAAACAAAGCTTTTTACCGGTGCCCCCGGTGGCGATTGGTTGCATATTGAAATCACGTTGGGTATGGCGTTGAACCCGCAAAACGTCAGGGCAGCCTTTAAGCAGGTCTTTGAGCAATCCACCACCCCCGTACAGCCCTGACCTATGCTGGGCTGACAACACAAAAGGGGGGTCAGCAGCGTGACCGACACCAACCAGCAAGACAAACCCAACCTCATTTTTTATGAGGTTTTGACCGGCGAATTGGAAACCGGGCATCAGATTATGGTGCAAATCTTTAGGCGGCCTGACGGGTCAATAACCCTTGCCCAATTCGCGTTACGCACCTACACAATGGACAGCTGGGGGGTGCCCCAAAAACTTAGTTTTATCAGCAGCACCCCAGACAAAGGCACACAATGACCGCATACGTACTCAAAATGCTGGGCGTAGGTTTCGGCCTAATAGCCGCAATAGCAGGCGTTTCTGAAGCCAAAGCACCCACACCCGCCCAAATCGTCGCACCAGCCGTTTACAGCTCAACACAGAGCCTGACAGCCCCCAATACGGTCATTGTGGCAGCACCAATGACCACCGCTAACCCCACCACGTCAACCACGCAAGGTTTCGGTACTTGCGCTGATTACGTGGATTTGGCGCGTCAGGTTGGGTGGCAGCCTGAGGAGCTGCCACAGCTCTTGGTGATACTCCGCGCTGAGAGCTCTTGCCAACCTGACGCGCTTGGGGATCGCACAAAAGGCGGCAGCTACGGCCTGATGCAATTGCACTGCCCAAGCTGGGGGCAACCCAACAAATACAACCCGGTTGGTTGGTTGCAGGCCCGTAACGTCATTGACGATTGCACAGACCTTTTTGACCCGGCAACCAACCTTTATGCAGCGTTGTTGGTTTGGCAGTACGGGGGCTGGTCACAGTGGGCCACGTACAAACCATGACCTTTTTAGATTTGTGGGTGGTATTCGGCCTGATTATGGCATTGGCATTAATAGCAATTTATGGGGGCAGCAAATGACGTTTGAAGAGCTAATTGAGTGTTTGGACAATCTTGCTGAAGTGGAAACCGATTTCACTAAAAGCTTTGTGATGAGCGAAGCAGCAGCCAAAATAGTCAGGTTGCAAATGATCATTAATGAGCTTGAGGCCGAAAACCAGCGGCTGCAGCAGGTAGCGAGATATGACTAGCGCGGTGACGCTGGAATTAAGCCCTGAAGAAATTGATTTGGTGGATTGGTGCGTTTTTGTGCGCCTTGAGCAAGACCGCGAAAAACCAGCAAGCTCACTATTTAAAGAACCTGATCAGCGCGCCACCCGCGTCAAACAATACGCGGCTGAAATCATCACCGCCCGCTATCTCAATATTGGCTACCGGTATTCAGACAACGATTTCAGAAATTATGACCTAGAGCCGTTTGCGGTGCAGGTGCGAAGCAGTTTCCATGAGCGCTGCCACCTGATCACCCGCGACAACGAAAAGCCGGGCGCATACGTCAGCTGCACCGTCAGGGCACACAATTACACACCGCATGAGGTCACGCTTTGGGGTTGGTTGCCCTTCCATTTGTGCAATAAGCCTGACCGGTGGCGCGAAGGCCCGCATTACCCCGGCTATTGGACACCGCACACCGCGTTACACCCAATGCGTATCTTGAGGGCACAAATAGCAAACGGTGATTACCGCACCGTCAACAGCTGAAACGGAGCAAGCAGCGTGAGTTTTAACTTGGGTGATTACGTCACCGTCAATGAGCGCCTGATCATGGCGCTAAAAGCGCACCCCAAGCTGAGGGTGCAAGAAACGTCAGCAGTGGTGGAGCAGTACGGCAATCAAACGGTGCTGATTTGCACCGTCACTGTGTGGCGTGATGAGCAAGACCCGCTGCCGGTCATTGGATCAGCGCAAGAGAGCCTGCCGGGTACGACACCTTTTACGCGGGGCAGTGAGCGCATGGTTGGATTTACGTCAGCTTTAGGCCGCTGCTTGGGGTATATGGGTTTTGGGATTGATAAAAGCATTGCGTCAAGCAATGAGGTTGAGGCGCGACAACCCGCCAAGCCTGAGCGGGCGCAAGGTACTCACCGTGAGCAGATTGAGCAGCCT